AATGGCAACCGCGTACTACGTCAATCCAGTGATGACGGCATTGAGGTTCGTGTGCATTCATATTCGCAGCTTGCTTGCGATGCACCAGGTCATAACTGTGTGATAACCCTACCATAATGAAAGGAGGGCCACATGGCTGATAAAATCTTTTATGACGTACAGGCACTTAATCCTCACGTTAAAATAATTGCTGGCTCATTTTGTCCAAATGGTTCAAGTGCAGTCGATAATGACAGTAATACAGGCACAGGGTTTACTGTAGCAAGATCTGGAACAGGATCTTTTACAGTGACTTTGGATGCTATTTATCCTGGTTTATTGTCTGCACAATGTTCCATTGCGTTGAATGCAGTCGCAGATTCTAAGGTTCAATTTGGTGCAATTGATGTTGCAAGTGGTAAGACAGTGGTTATTAACGTAGTCACTACTGCCAGTGCAGCTGACATTGCTGCCAATGCGAACAATCGTATTCATTTTTCCTTATTTCTCAGAAATACTTCTTTAACTAAATAGGGGGGACTTATGATGAAAAGCGGGAAGGACACTGCCATGATTATCCTGGGTAAAGGTAAACACTCAGATGATGATGACATGGAAGATATGGAATACGAAGATGAGGAAGAAATGGAAGATTATTCTGAAGAGCAGTATGAGATGGCAGATGAGCTAATTTCTGCAGTTAAGAAAGGAAACTCTGAAGCTGTTCTGGATGCAATTCATGGAATATATAACAGTTATTAAAAAGTTACTATGACTGATATTGTAAGTTTAAGTGAACTCCGCCTGCTTGCCAGGCAGAGAGCTGACATGGAGAATAGCCAATTTATCTCTGATGATGAATGGCGCAGGATGATTAACAGAAGTTATGCAGAGCTGTATGACCTGGTAGTGACTTCAGCAAACTCTGAAGATTACTTTTTAAAATCCGATACAATTTCTCTGGTCAGTGGTACTGACTCTTACGATCTTCCAGCTGATTTTTACAAAATGAGAGGGGTGGATATCAACTCAGGTGGATCATCTACCCCACTCAGACGCTACAACTTTTCTCAAAGAAATGTTGGATCACTATATGCGATTGCTTCAGATATGAGGTATCACGTTCAGGGATCCAAAATTATTTTTAATCCAACTCCATCCACTTCAGATACAGCTACTCTTTGGTATATTCCATCACCAAAGAAATTTCTGGAATATACAGTAACTGCTATTACTCGCGGATCTTCAACAATGTGGACCATTGGTGCACATAATTTTGCTGTTGATGATTTACTGGATGGTGTGAATTTCCTGGTTGCTGCAAATTATAATGTGAACCAGAAAGTAACTGCAGTGGGAGCAAATACTGTAACTACTGACCTTAACTCAGCAGGCTTGGCAGATCCTACTTTTTTTGGAAGGATTGAAAGCCGGTATGACTTCTACAGTGGTTGGGATGAGTACGTCATTGTTGGTTCTGCAATATCTGCACTCATAAAAGAGGAAGCAGATGTAAGTGCTTTATTTGCAATTAAGCAGCAGCTGGCAGACCGGATTATTGCAGTCTCAGAAATGCGAGATTTGGGAGAGCCAACAACTGTAACTGATGTAAGTTCTTATAATTCGCTAATTGTATGAGTAGGGAAACATTTACTCAACTTTCAACTGGATCCGCTGCAACTGACCAGGTACAGGGTTATATTGCAACGGCCCTAGATCCGCTGCTTCAACTACCTTTTGCAAGTGGTAACAAGGTTGATGATATAGAAATTACCACATCAGACACTATTGTAAATCATGGACTTGAGCAAAAACCGGAAGGATGGATAATCTTAAAACAGAATGCAGCTCAAGTAATTTATGAAAGTGCAACAGTAAATGATTTTCCACAGACTACTGTAATTTTAAAAGCAGGCGGAACAGTAACCGCAGATTTATTTTTCTTCTAAAAAAAAACTATGGCAACAGCAGGAACAAATATAACATCTATAAACAAACCGGCAATAGGCGTTGATACTGGACCTACCTGGGCGGATAACCTAAATACTTCACTAGATGCAATAGATGGACATGACCATTCAACTAACAAGGGAGTACGAATAACACCAGCTGGATTAAATATAAATGCTGACCTTGAGTTTAACCTTAATTCTGCAACAGAATTAAAAAATGTCATCTTCGACAGCTCAGTTACTCCAGCAACAACTTCATATTCACTTTACCAGACAAGCGGTAATTTGTTTTGGCGAAACGGATCTGGAACAGCTGTTCAAGTTACTATAGGAGCTGCAGTCAATAGTGGAGCTGGAAGTATCTCAGGCATGAGTGGGACCGATGCAGGAGCAAGCTATACTGATGCCTCAAAGACGTTTAATTTTTTCACTGATTCAGGAAATTCTGACTATGGAAAAATGGCTCATGCAGACTTAATTTTGTTTAAATTCTCAGATGATAATTCTGCAGATACTGACTATGTAACTATTGCAGCAAACTCAGGAGTTTCTGGCAGCTCTGGAACTATATATGTTCCCTCAGAAAATGGAACATTCCTGACAACAGCAACCAGTTATGCAGGCGCAATCAGTATTGCAACTTCTGCATCAAATTCAAATATTACTTTAAGTCCACATGGAACAGGAGAAATTGTAATAGGCTCTGGATCTGCTTCAGCAAAAGTTACATCTTCTGGTGCAAATGATTTAGTCCTGGATACAAATGCAGGAACTAATAGTTCAAGTATAAAAATAGTTGATGCTGCTAATGGAGACATCGAACTTACACCAAATGGAACCGGTAATGTAAAAATTGACAATATATCAATTTCAGATAATGCAATTATTTCTTCTAACTCAAATGGAAACATTGGAATTACACCTAATGGCACTGGTGAGGTTGATATATCAAAAGTAGATATTGATGGAGGAGCAATAGATGGCACAGCAATAGGTGCAAGTTCACACTCAACAGGGAAATTTACTACTTGTGATGCAACCACCGATTTTACAATAGGCGGAACAGTAATTACTGATAATACAATCACAGATGATGGAACTTTGTCTATAGTAGCAACTACAGCAATTACACTGGATGCAAATACATCTCTGGCAGCAGGGCATGATTTGGAAACATCAACGTCAGGAAAAATTAAACAGAAAGGTGCTTTTTTACAGTCAAGCACTCATCAATCTTTATTTATAGGAGCATAAAATGACGATTCCAAGCGGAGGGGGTAGCGAAGTTTTAAAAATTGCACACATAGCAGGCGTTACAAATTCTGAAAATGTAATTCTTAATGGAGTAGCAAATCATATTTATTCTATACTTTCAATTACAATATGTGAAACAGCAAATGCAGCTAAAACTTTTGATCTCTACATTGATGATGATGGTGGAGGAACGGATTATTATATTTTAAAAGATCAAAATATAGGTGCAAAAGAAACATTTATATATGATAACAAATTGGTTTTATCTGGAACTGACCATCTTTGTATTGTTGCAGGAAGTAGTGCAGATATAGATGTGACTATTAGTTACATTGACCAAGATTGGACATAATAGGAGATTAAAATGACAGGAATTGTAGGCAGCATAAATAGCAAATCTAAGATTTTAGGTAGACTTCCAACAGGCCATACTGTTCAAACTGTGCATAATTTAGATAATACTACAAATGGATACAGAGGAAATCCAGGTTCAGGAGGAGATACACCACAAAACACATTTAACGGAAGATGCCAATGTGATATTACAATAAAATCTGCAACTTCTAAATTAATTATATGTGCTTCTCCTAATTTACGACATGGATCAAACACATTTAATATTTTGTATTTATATTATAAAGAGAGTGCAGGGTATGCAGATAATGATGATTCTGCAAGTTGTGGTAATAACAACGATACAGGGCCATCTACAATAGGAAGTGGAGCGGATCAATACACAAGAATGTCATCTATTGTACATCCTAATCTTATGTATGCACAACTGACAGGCGATCCACGAGAAGCTGGAGGTAATCACATTTTGCAAGAGGAGTGGACACATGGTAAAGCAGTCGGAACAACTATGAATATTTGTGTTGCGATGAATATAACCGGCAATATTTCTTCGTGTGGATTTAATGTGTCTACTGGTTATCCTTCAGGAGTGAGTGCTAAATCTGCGATGACTATTTTTGAAATAGAAAGCTAATGGCCCGCGAAACTATAGATCAAAAGATAAAAAAAGTTGATGAGGAAATAGAAACAGTAACAACCCAAATAAATGATTTAGCTACTCGCCAACAACGTCTTGTTGGATATAGACAATGTTTAGTTGATATGAAGGAAGATAATGGCCCTACAAAAAACACTCGTACCGGTTGACATAGTTGCTGGTTTGGACACTAAGAATGATCCAAAGCTGACGCCTAAATTAACTGACCTCAAAAATGGCAGATATACTGTTGGATCACAAATATCTAAACGCCTGGGCTACACTTCACTTTCCCAAAATATTTCTGGAACAACTAACAAACTAACTACTGGTGATGGTCTTACATCTTTCCAGGATGAGCTGCTTGAGTTCAGTGGATCCAGACTTTACAGCTACTCTTCCTCAGTAGAAAGATGGACCGATAAAGGCGGGTTTCAGAGTGTAAAAATTGATTCAGATGACGTAATTAGGAATACTTCTGAAGCAAAGAACCAGGATAGTTGTATTGCTTCTGGATTAATGTTATTTGCCTGGGAACAGTATTCAGTAGCAGGGGTGCTTGAAGGGGTTTATGCTTCAGTAATAGATTCTGCAAGTGGAGCAGTATTCCAGGCAGCAACTCTGATAGATGCAACAGCAATTAATCCCAGGTGTGTTCCTTTGGGGCCAAACCCATCTCTCTGCTACGTTGACACCTCCAGCTCGCCATACCTATTAAAATGTGTCCAGGTTGATACTAACAATCCGGTTGAATTTAAAACTGCAAGTACAATTTCAAGTGTGGTGAACACATCAAATCCTGTTTATGATGTTGCAGTTTATTCAGATCATGCCACCAGTGGCAATGCAATTTTTTGCTATAATCAAAATGGGTCCACCAGAATTGATGTTGGTTATATTACAGTAGATGGCACTGTTGGTACTCCTGGTAATGGTTACACCGGAACAACAACTATATTATCTACCAATGCTAGCGACACTATAGCCATTTGTGCAGACAAAGTTAATACTGCATCAACTGAAGCAGATAGAATTTATGTTGGATATGCCACCACTTCATCTTCTGCAGGGCTTAAAATTAAGAGATTGACCGGCACAATGGTTGTTGAGGCAACTCACACTGTTGAAGGTACAGCAACAAAGATTGATGGATGTTCAATGCTTGTTACCCAGGCTGGAGATCTGCAGATTTGTTATACCTTAAATGCTACCAATACTTATGACCATCAGGTAAAAGGTGCGCTTTATAATATTACCAGTGACTCTATGGGAAGTGCAGCCATAATTAAGCGCAGCGTAGGTATGGCATCTAAACTATGGGAGTATAATTCCAAAAAGTATTTTGTGGTTGTCCATGATTCATCTTTGCAGCCTACATATTTTATCTGCGACACCGATGGATTAATAAGTGGTAAAGTTTTACCTGGTACAGCTGGTCAGCTTCCTTCAAAAACATTTCTATCATCAATCTATCCTTCAGCTACTGGAGTTTACCAGTTTGGTGGATTGGTCCGCAC